TATCTTCTTCGTAAGAAACACCTTCCATAATGCCGTTTACAAATGCATTTGGAGCTGATGGATCTTGTACGATATCAATAGTGTTGAGAAGAAAATCTTCACCAACATAGTTAACCCCGTCTCTCATACTTAGACTTCCCATACCACGACTAGACACTCCAAGCTGAACGCCACCTTCAACCAAACCTTTTACGATCTGACCCATAGGTGTATCCAAAATAAGTGCTTTTCCCATCACATTATTACCATCCCATTTAAGTTCGGTAATTCTGTGAGAAACTTTATCCAAATTAATGGAAGGGCCCTCAGGGTGATTCAATTCACCAACTGCACGACCTGTAATAACTTGCTCATTGACAAATCTGTCAACGGCGGTTGTAAGAACTTGACGTGTATATATACGTCCGTTCTTGTTTTTGTTCTCAGCTTGCATGAAAACACCTTCTAAAAAGGTATTCTTCTTGCCACCCTTAGCTTCCTCTATGGAATAGCTAAGTTGGTTCTGAGTATATTCTGTGATTAGCTTCATTATGCTCCCATTAATTTGATGAATTCTTTGACTGCTTTTTCAGCTGCTGCTTGATCTTTATATTTGTCAAGCAATACGCCATCAATATATAGATTAAACTTGCTGGTAATAACTGCAGTTACATTCTTCTTCTTTCCAAGTTTGGTTATTTCCTTGGCTACCTTTTCACCTTTGGGTAATTTTAATTTAGCTTCTAGTACTTCATTAAATGATTCTTTAAACGTTAGCATCTGTAGTTGGTTCCCCTTCTGGTACATCAATAGATGCCCCGTACATTTTAGAAGCAACTTCTTTCTTATGTGTATCTAATGCACTTAGTATCTTATCTTGCATCAAGCTATTAAAAGTGTTATTGCTCTTTTGTGCATCACCCTGTTTTATATTGTCAATTAGTGTTTTTGTTGTCATAATCTCTTTGTATAGTATTTATAAAAATTGTTATTCTGAGGAATTCTACTGTATTATATAGCAGAATTCGCCAGATCTGGATTAATATCATCATCTGACATAGGATCTTCTTTATTATCCTTAGCAATCTGTTTGATATCTTCGTCAGTTAACTTCAGAATATTTCGACGTATCCAGTCTTTCGACCAGAACATACCAATATATTCGTCCATCATCTGCACCATTTCTATACGTTCCTTAAGGATTTCTCCATCTTTAAGTTCAGCATAGTAATTGTCTCTGGAGTACTCAACAACGATTTCTTCACGGATATTTACCCAGTCACTTGGCACAATAATCTTTTTAAGGATTAACTGCCTCTTCAGTGCTTCATAGAATAATGTTGAGAACTTACCACGGCAACGATCTATAAACTTTTGAAATTTAAGTTCGTCACGAGTGATTTCGGAAGAGCGTCCAACAGAGAATGCATCAGCTTCTGTTAGTCTGCTCATAGGGATATTTAAAGCCCTGTATAATTTTTGTTGGAAGTATTGTATATCTTCAATCTCACCAAGGTTTGCACCACCAGGAAGAGTATCGATTTCAGTACCACGACCACCTTCTCTACGTGGTAACCAGAAGTCTTCCATAACGTTGCGATGAATCTTCTCATCTTTGATAGCACCGGTAGTAGGATCATATACAATCTTATTACGATACTTATTCATAGTACTGTTGAGGTATTCCTCAGCCTTACCCTTAGGAAGATTACCTACATCAATATAAAATATACGACGTTCAGGTGCTCTTGATATACGATAGATGACTAGTGAGTCTTCCATCATACTTAATTGGTTTAATGGTTTAAGTGCTTTGTTTAGATAGCCTACAACCTTATTGCGTTCATCATTAAGAAGACCTGAGTTAACTTGGATAATAGCATCAGGGTGAATCTTTAAACCTTCTGAATTATTAACCATTGCATCATCTTGGTATAGATAATACTCTTCACCTTCTTTTGTAAGCTCAGCTCCAGTCTTAGGATCTTTAACTTTCTCAACCTCTTTGATCTTACGAATTTTAGTCGGATCAATCTGTCTCATTTCTAATATACCAGCATCTGCTTTAGCATCATTAATAATAACATGGAAGAATAGTCTACCATCTATATACCAACGTCTAAATAAATCATATGCTGTCATAGAAAAATTAGTTAGGTTTAGAATTCTATCAAACTCTTCCATGATTAGATCTTTAACACTATCTTTCTGATCTAAATTATCTAAGTTTAGTTTAACAATAATACCGTTCTCATCAGTGATTGCTTCATTACATATATCTTCAATCGCCATATCCACTTCAGGATATGCAGATATCGAACGATACTTCATTATTAGATCTTTGTCTGATTGAAATTTGTCTCCCTGAATATCCATATACTGACCAAAGTAACCACCAGTAGGGGAAATTTCATATGCGCCGTCCTCATTCTCTGCTGCGAATGATACTGCTTTCTTTTTGTCGTCTATAGCTTTTCTTTTAAAGCTAAATCCAAATAAACTTTTGTCTGCCATTTAATATCCTATTTTCACTCTTTTCTTAAATATATTTATACACTTAAGAAAAGAGTGCCCGAAGGCACTCCTTGTATTATATCGATGATTTACGTTGTAGTATCAGACTCCCAATATTGAACTTGTAGTTCAACAGTGAATTCTTCAATAACATTTTCCGATTCGTACGAAAGTTCAATCGCACCCAATGTAGTTGGAAAACAACCTCTGATATCGTATTTTTTAATACTAGTACCAGCTTTATCAAGTTGTTCAACGATCATGTCAGCCATATAACTATCTGGCTTGATTATACCAGTATTAGAATTATGTCCGTTAATCATGTTCATCCAATCTTCATATGCGTTACGCACATCAAAGTCATTGTCATTAATGACCGTGATTGTCCATGGTTCAAATGTTCTATCACCAGCTATTTGTAACGTACGACCCCTAAATGGAACTGGAATAGGAGCAATAGTACTTGCTGGTAATGATGCCATCTTCGTCATGTAAGATGCCTTCGTTGAGTTGGGCTTTATAATTAAACCAGGGAAGTTCTGTGTGACCTGGAATAAATTAGGTCTAGCACCGCCACCAATCAATTGGCCTTTCATATCATCTACGCCTAAAATAGCCATCTTTAATTACCTCCTGCGATTTCAGAAAACTCTACGCCAGTTCTCGTGGCAATAAAGTTCAATGTTATATAGTTAATCGAACGTGCAGGCTTAACATAAATGTCAGCAACAAACTTATTAGTATCAATAATGTTACCAGTGTTATTGGTTCCATCACAAACTACTTTAAAGTCCGTAATACCTCTACGACCTTTAACGTCTCTTAAAAATGGTTCAACCATGTTTCTGAATTGAGCCCTTGTAAATTCATCATTAAATTCGAATAATGATGCTTTAGATGCTGTACTAACAGCTTTCTCTAACACGATAAACAATCTACGAACGTTAATTCTATCGAACGCTGAAGGTTTAGCTTGTAGAGTTTTGTCACCAAATAACACTGTACCCGAACCAGGGAAAGTTACAATAGGGTTTACACCTGTCTTGTATAAAGCATCTCTCGCTGCTTGGTTAGGATTCCATGCTAGTTTAGTAACGTTACGAACATTACCACGTGTAAAACCTGCCGGTGAGAACCATGCATCAGCAACTAAATCAGCGTTAGCTGTTAGTCCTGCTGTAGATCCTGCCGCACTAATCCAACGATATACATCATTGTATTTGTCATACACATATAAAGAACTTGAATCTGCAAAGCCATAAGACGTTGAAGTTGAACCTGTTCTCCATGCTGCTACTGCTGTTAAAGCCGCAGCTGCTGTTACGTTTACTGTTGCCGCTCTCTCTGGTGAGACAAAGCCAACTGCATCTTTTCTTGCTGCACATAAAGCTGTAATATAATTACTAAGTGTAATGTTATCAGCCGCACTCAGTGAAGAGTTTGATTGAAACATTAAGCTCATGTCCATTGTTTCTGCATCTGCAAAGTAATCTAACGCTAATGTAGTTTCACCTACAGTTAATACGTTATCATCAACAGCACCAGTTAATGGTGCAGCAAATGCAGCTACGTTAGTAAATGCATTACTTGTTGCTGAATCACCTGCATCTGTCAAAGCAGCTGCATGATTACCGACATAGATCCATTCTGATCCTGAATTGATTACATCTTTATAGTATAAAGAAGAACCATCAGATCCTTTAACATCACTTGCTTGTGACAAGTAAGTCCAAGATTCAAGAATGCCGTTAACGGTTCCTGTAAGTGCTCCAGTTACATCATAAACAAATACATGGATTTCATCATTAGAACCACCAACTGCGGCCGCTCCTGCTGATGTACCTGCTTTGCTTTCTACTTGTG